CAAGCTTTGTGTTCCACGCATAGTTTTCATGGCTGAATTTTGCTATGCCGAACCCATTTTTTAGGTCATCAGCTTGCTGCTGGCTCAATCCGTTCATAGGCGGACCATCGGGATGGGCATAATACTGCTCTTGCCCGGATGGCAGGCTATGAATCGGAATTGTGTCAACGGCGGCTTTGATTTTGTCACCCATGATTTTTGCGCCGGCATAAACGCCCGCTTTGCATACATCATCGGTGTTCTGGTTCAGGTTCTGAAGCTTTTTCATGTAAGCATCCAGCCCTTTTGCTTCGATTCTAGCCACAGCCGAACACCTCCCACCTCCAGCGGTAATGCCAGATTTTTGTATCCGCTTCATACATGGGCTGAAGCCTTTCCCATGTGATATGCTCGGAAGCGTCAAACGCTTTTTCCAGCGCATCGCACCAAGGGTCGAACTCCATCGAGGTAAACAGGTCTGTTGTGCCGATCATGGCGCGTTCGATGTGTTTTCCGTCCGCAATAAGGTCGTCCGGCGCTTCTTCCTGCCAGACAAAATACCGCTTGGACTTCATCCGCCCACCGTGGCTTACACGGTCTGTAACAGCTGTGTGGGCAGCAATAATGCACTCATACCATGTCATTCTCTGTGCCCTCCTGCAAACTGTTGTCAAAATCATGCTCCACGGCACGCAGCGCCAGATCCAGCGCAGGCGGCCAGCTGCGGACAGCCTGCACCGTGTCGATGTGGTAGCGTCTGCCGTCCTCGGTCTGTGCTTCGTCTTGGCTGGAAATGGCGATGCTCTGCGGTGCCGGCACGCGGATTACCCGGACAACCTCCGCCTGATTCTGGCGGCTCAGATACAGCCGATTGATGCCAAGGCGCTGCTCCTCGTACCGCAGGGTGCACTTTGCCGTGCACTCCACGATAGGGGAGTGCCCGACCGGTGCAGCGTCCCGGGTGGAAAATATCTGCACGGCCCCGCTATTGAAGGTCTGGCTTATCTCCGTGTCAGGGCGGGTCGGGCTTTTGCGTGTTCTCTGCAAAGTCAGTCACCAGCCTTTCGTTTCTCGCCGCAAGCAGCAGGTGCAGATAATTGTGCTCAAAAATATCTGCTGCGCCGTCGCGGGTGTAGCGCACATAGTCCATCAGCAGCGCACGGGCAAGCCCGGGCTGCGTGTAGTCCTGCGCTGTGCCGATCTTACTGTCTAGATAGAGCATACCGGTCACGATGATGTCCCAGATCTTTTTATCCAAAGCATCATCTGCCCATGTGATATCAAGATAGTTTTTGACATCCGGCAGCAGCGTTTCCCGCTGCTCGTCCCACTTGCTGGTCATGGTCAGGACTTAGTTACCGTGACGGTGTAGGTCTTAACGGTCTCGCCGTCTGCTGCGGTCACGGTAATGGTCACAGTGTTGCTGCCATCGCTCCAGGTCGCAGGCTTGCCGTTCTCGATCTCTTTGCCGCCCACTTCCACCTTGACCTTAGCGCCGGCGTTGGCGGGGGTCGCGGTGATGGTGTTGGAGGCCGCAGAGGTGGTAGCCGTATAGGTCACGCCATTAGCGGTAAAGCCCGGGGTCAGGTTCAGGCTGCCCAGCTTCAGGGCGCTCAGAGTTGCATCAGTGGATGCGGCAGGAGCGGGAACGGTAGTCACGCGGTAGGTCATGGGCTGCAGGCCGGAAATGTCCAGATTCAGGAAGGCGTTGTTATCCACCGGGAAGCCGTTGGCGTACAGCTTGATCAGGTAAACACGCTCGTCCTCGAGGAAATGGTAATCATCGCTGTACTCGATGCGGCCGTTCTTGTTCATGCCGACCGGCGCAAAGTACAGGTGACCGATGCCGAATACCGCCTGACCGCGCGGCAGCGCAGCAGTCTTGATGACGGACAGGGGAACAGGGAAAATGTCGTTGCGGTAGGTGCCATCCGGGGCACGCACGGTGGTTGCGGGCATCACGCGCAGGTAGTAATCCTGCGGGTTGACCAGCAGGATCAGATCATCCGGGTCACGATCCTTGCCGTTGGCAGTCTTGCCCAGCATAGAGATCAGATTGCCCATCGTAGCAGGCTCAAAGTCGCTGACCTTGACCTTTGCCTTCTCCGGGTAGGTCTTGCCGCCGATCACCGCAACGTCATCACTCACATCACGCACCATGCCAATGGGCTGATCGTTGCCGTCACCCATGACGATGCCATCTTCCAGACCGTTCGCCAGAGCCTCAGCCAGAATAGCGCGGATGTAGCGATCCAGCCACTCAGGGCCCAGATCCAGCTGTGCCTTACAAACAGGGATAAACGCAGAAAGCTTGTACAGGCCTGCGTCCACTTCCTTGAAGCCGGAGGTCAGCTCCTCCACGATTTTGGCGCACAGCTTGCCCCACTTGGCCTTGTGGATGCCGTCGGTGTTCAGCATCATGCGGATCGCGCCGCCGGTGGGGGTAAACTGGATCTTGCTCAGCAGCGGGTGCTTGGATGCCAGATCGTCCATCACGCGGCTGATAACGGTCTGCGGGAACACAACGGTCACGTTCTCCAGTGCCTGCTTGGGGTTATCGGCGCGCATGGCCTTCTCCACAGCCTGATAGTACTCGCGCTCGTCGTTGGTCAGCTGGCGCACGCCGCGGGCGTACAGGACGGAGTTGTCCAGCTCCTGCTTCATGCCGTCCAGCTGCTGCTGGTACTCCTCGCGGTTGATGTCGCCCACGGTCTGGAACATCTGCAGGAAGGTGTCAGTCACAGCATTCTCGTCGTTGCTCTTGTAAGCATCGTGCAGCTTCTGGCGCAGATCGTTCAGCTTCTGATTGTTCTTGTACAGTTCAGAAAGATTCATGTTGATTTCTCCTTTTTGGTATTTAAAAAGCAGCACCCCCACAAAGGAGGTGCTGCTTTACGGCTTATTTTCAGATATTGCAAAGCATCTGCATCAAGCTGAGCTTTGCGGGCGGTTCTTCAGGCTGCAGTTCAGCGGGCGGCTCCACATCCTTATGCGGCACCATGAGCTGCTGCACGATCAGGCCGCGCACGCTCTGGGAAACGCCGGAAGCGTCGCCGGTTTTGCGGATGCTGGTTGCAATACCTTTTTCCAGCATAGCGGCAGGGGAGTACCACGCCTTACTGTTTACAAGGTCGCGGGCGGCCTGTTCCTCCATGCCGGCATTCGTGAACGCACCCAGCCCGATTTCGGTCAGCTGGTCCAGTGCATCCGCCGCATTGCGCAGATCTTCGGCGTAACCGGCTGCAAGCTGGCTTGCCGGATGGAAATAGAAGGCGCTCACATTGCTGGCAATACGCTCCTGACCCGCCAGAAACGGATAAATGGCAGCGCTGGCAACAAAGCCGTCTGCATAGGACGTGACCCGCGCACGGCTGTTTTGCAGCGCATTGTAGATCGCCCATCCTTCGGAAACGTTGCCGCCAAAGCTGTCGATGTGCAGATTGATCTCGGCTGCATCAGGGATTTTCTTCAGCTGCTGGGCCAAACTGTACCCGCTGGTCTCTTGGCTGGCTTCATCGGCGTATCTTACAATATCGCCAAAGATATAGATATCCGTCTGCTCGCCAAACTGCTGGATATCAAAATAGGGTTTCGGCATATTATTTCTCCTTCGGGTTGCTTTCCGTGGCGGCGTCCCTTGCAACAGTCTCCACGGTAGCAATATTTTTGGTCATCCAATGGATGTTAGCCCATTCATCAGGCAGCGGCGCGCCGCCGGTAGCCTCGCGCAGCTCGTTGATGCTGTATGCGGCGCTCTCAACGATTTTTTCAATGTTCGCCGCGTTGGAGAACATGTCAAAGTGCTGGATGGTGGAGGTGTCCGCATATACGCGGTCTCCGCGCAGCCAATCCGCCTTGGGAATCAGCTTCCGGCTGAACTCCTTGCTGATCTGCGCCGCCAGCGGGTCAATGCCGGTGGTCAGCCAGTGGGTGATTATGTCGTTGATGCCTGCCACATCACCCTGCACAAGCACAGGCGGGATGCCCAGCCCGCGCGCGGTAAAAGAAAAAATG